AGTGTGTTTACTGCAGGGACTCTGTGCCGCTATGCGGTCTTTCCTGTTCTTCGTAAGTTGGACAAGAGAGTCCGCGACTTTGCCCGTCGTCGCCTCGACAACGGCTTGGTAGCGGGGTTCACAGGCACCCTGCGTGGTGATCAGCAGTACTTCTCTGCTGATTTGACGAAGGCGACTGACGGTTTTTCCCATGATGCTTTGCGCGCCGTACTCCGCGGCTTGCACCGCGCCGGCCTTAACCAGCTGTACGTGGATTGCGCTGCTCGGTCCCTTGGCATCGAGCTGGGCAATAAGCATTATGTGGAATACCGTCAGAAGTCTTTCACCAAAGCAGACTGGCAGGAGGTGGTCAATCTCTCGAACGCCATTGTGGTTGGAGAGGCTAAGGATAGTGTACGCGTTCCCATGGAGAGGGGATGCTTGATGGGCACACCGCTCTCGTTCACTATGCTTAGCATCCTCAATGGCTGGGCTTGTCGCGCCCTGGGTCCCAACGTCGCCATCTGTGGGGACGACGTTCTTGCCGTTACGCGCCCTAGAGAGATTGGAGTCTATCGCCGAAGAGTTGAGGCAATAGGCTCGGGATTGCATGACAAGAAGTCCTTCTTCGGAAGGAAGGGTTGGACATTCTGCGAAGTCTTCGGACTTGGTGACCCGGCAGTTTGGTACAACCCTTATCCTGTCAAGCAATTCCTCCGTGATGGTAATGGGGTCATGGACAAGGGCGATTACTTTGCCCCGCAGTGGAAAGCACTGCGGCGTGTAGCCCGAGTCTTGTGTAAAGGAGTGAGAGCCAAGGCTCGCCGTCTTCGTCGCCCTCCAGAGCTCCCGGTGGCTCTGGGTGGGCTTGGCCATCCTAGCAAAGGGATGCGCGACATGCCGAAGTCTGTACGCTCGCAACTTTACACACTCCTCTTCGGAGGAGCTGACCCATCCAAGTACGCAAGCAGGGTTGATGTGTTCTACTCTCCTGCCGACCCGCAGCAGTTTGAGAGTGTCCGGCGCATGTTCAGGGGCGGATATCCGGAGGACGTGGCGTTCTCTGATATCGAACCCCCTGAGGGTACATGCTTCGTGACGAACCGAGTGTTCCGTGCGCACATCTCGCGATGTTCGCACGAGTTGTACTGGGCACTCGGAGGAACATATCGCCCCTGCTTGCCAAAAGCAATGAAACCAGGGAAGTTGAAACTCCCCCCTCATGGTCCAAGCCAATTTGACCGACGCACACCCTGGAACTCTGTTCTGGGTTGGTGGCGCGCCAAGTTGGACCGTGAGGGCGTGTTCGTTCCCATCGACGTAGCGCTTGAAATTCGGGGGCTTAACCCCCCAAGCGCTGGCAAGTCTGTTCGACGTGCTGGCGACATGTGATTGGTTCCGTAGCGCCTGCGCTGCGGTTCCCGCACACATG